GCTTGGCCTGCTCGGCTTCGCGGGCCTCGGCATCGTGAATGGTGGTGAGGAGTTCGTGGCGGGTGTGTCCGTGCGTTGCCGTCCCATCAGGGGACACCCCAACGAATTGGCCGCCGCCAACCTCCGTAAACACCCACCCACGCGCCTCCGAAGCCTCCAACTCACGGGCCTCGATGGCGTTGAGCAGTTCGGGGAGGTCAACGCCGCTACGAGTCGGCTCGCTAGGGTGCGTGGCGTACACCCGGACGGACAGCGGCATCTTGCGCTTGAACACCCACCCCCGCCCCTCGGCAGCGGCCTTGCGGGTGGCGATGGGGTCGGGCTCGCTGTAGTCATCCGCCGTCCCAGCAAGTCCCGCAGCAACATCGTTCACGGGGAATCCGTCGTCGCCGCACTTCTTACACCGCGCGAACACGGCACCGTCAGCATCGGGCGGAAGGTCCACGATGGGGCCGCAGTCGTCGGGGTGGCCGGTGGCTTGGCCGATGTTGAGCAGGCGTGAGAGGATAGCCGGCTCGCTCGCCTTCCCGTGGTCCACGCCGAGCGCGTACCGCAGCGAGTCCACCGCAGTAGCACCCACGGGGCGCGAGGTCTTGCGTTCGATGTGCTCGCGAATCTCTCTAGATGTTGTGCACCACGGCGTGTCGCCGAGGTCGGGGTGCTCTCCCGCGTAGTGCTGCCCGTCGTAGTGCTCCACAATCAGCCACCCGTTCTCCTCGGTGGCCCCACACAGCGACGAGAGCAGCGGGTTGGCGTACCCGCGAATCGTCGACGGGTCAAGAAAGGCGGCACCGCCCGGGTTGGTTCCCGTCGACGGTGCCGGAACAGGTCCCACGTCCTGGTGGGTCTGTGCTGCTCCCTTAACCGGTCCGCTCGCCTCCCGCTCCCGCAACTGCTGCCGCGCGATGGCGGTGTCTACGCCGTGGGCGTCGAGGATGGCGAGGGCCTCGTGGATGGTGGAGGCGGTGCCTACCGGGCGACTGCGCGGCCTGCACACGTCCGGGCCTTCCATGTCGAGGTTCCATGCGATCATGTCGAGCGAGTAGAACAGCGCCCCGTCATGCCCCACGCTCACCGTCTCCGGCAGCACCACGCCCGCCTCACGCAGCCGCGCATCGGTGGCGAGCATGGCGGCGCTGAGGGTCTTGTAGATGCCGGGTGCCTCGTGACGCCCCTCCTTGAAGAGCCAGACTGACGCCTCCCACATGCCCCCGTATGGCTCGACACTGCCATGGGTGTCGTCGGGCTGTCCGCGGGAATGGTCGCGCCACCATCCGTCGCAGTCGTCCTTGCGCCACACCCCCAGCGTGACACCCTCCGCCGTTTCTGCGGGCTCGGGTGTCACGGTCTTGCCGCTCGCCTCAAGCGCCGCCACCCGTGCCTCTAGCGCCTTCATTCGCTTCTTCGTCTTCATCGCTCCACCTCCCCAGCGCCGTCGCATTCCTTGCACGGAATCCAGTCGTCACCCTCGCTCGTGCGCTTGCGGGTCTCGCCTTCGCCCCAACAGGTCTCACACTCTTCGGTCTCGGTCTCTTCGCTCATCGCTCTCTCCGTGTGCGGGCATCCCTGCGCCGCTGTGCTCTGTTTCGGTTGTCGGTGTCGTCTGTCTTGCGCGACATGGTGCTGAGGGTCTCGCGCTCGGATGGCGTGAATGAAGCCCAGATGTTGCCCATGTGCTGCATACAGTCTCGCATCAAGCCGCTGTGCAAGTCGGCGCTCTTGCGGATGGCCTCAAGCGCGGGCGCCATGACCTCCGTTTGGTCTTCCGTTAGCTTGCTTCTGATGCACTCTAAGCCCTCGCGCGTAAGCTGCACCTCCCTCTCACCATCCCCGTCGTCAACGATGATGATGGCGTCTGGACCGATGTGCATCACGGCCTCCCGATGTAGGCGGCGATGAGGATGGCGGACCCGACCGGGATCCCGGCACTCACCATCAGGTCCTCCACGTTGTATTCGCTCATGTGCCTGGGCTCCCCACCTCCGGCTGGGATCACACACCCCGAGCAAAGCGAGCTGTCCGTGCGGCACTCCAGCGTCAGCGCCCCGCCCTTGTGTTCCACGATCGCTGTGGCCTGGCTGTAATCCCTGCCGTGAAGAACGAACGACCCGTGAACTACGGTCACCTCGTAGGGGCCGAACGTCTTGCTGTGTACGGTTCGGCGCATCACACCACCCCCACAGCATGGTCACGCAAGAAGCCGGCATGCTCCAGTTGCTCGTCAGCCCACACGCGGCACAAGCGCTCATGTTCCAGCTTCGCGCCAAGGGCCACAGCAGCACACCACGCGAGCGGCTGATCGCCGACGCTGATGTAGTGCTGCACGTAGTCCTGCGCGGCTTGCTCGTCGGGGCACAGCTGCCACATGGGGAGCTCGATTCGTGCGCGCTGCTCGAGCGCGTCGGTCTCGGGTCCATCGTCACCGGGTAGCAAGAACATCAGCGCCATCGTGAGCGCTTGTGCGGCTGGGGTTCGGCTCACGCTGCACCGCCTGTGAGCACGAAACCCTCGGCGATGAGGCGGGCGTCAACGGCGGCTTTGGCCTTGCCGCGAGACTCGAACCGGCCGAGCGCATCGTTGTCGAGGCCTCCTGTTGGCCAGTACACCGCGTGCCACACACCCGCGACGTTCCACACGGTTCCATAGGCGAAGCCGATGTCATAGCACCGCTCTGCACGGAACAGTCGCCCATCATCGCCCTCTCTCCACTTGGCGAGCACGATCCCACCCTCATCCACCGGCAGCATCGGTCGGCCAGCGTCGATCCACTCAATCAGGGCGCCGGTCTGATGCTTCGTCAGCTCGCACCAATCATCCACGGTGGCGTCATCACGGTCGATGCCCGCCAGCGCCGCCAGCAGCTTCCCGATCGTCTCGTGCGGCTTACTCATTCGTACCTCCATGCGCGGGAATCCCCTCCCGCTCCAACACACTACCGCGCTAGGTGTGGTGTGTCAACTGTGGTCATCATCTTCTCCGAGGGCCTCGCGCAACTGTTCCGCGCTCATGCCGCTGGCGTCGATGATTACGCCGCTCTTTCCGGTGACCTTGACCGCCGTCTCTTTCGTGATGCCCATGCGATCGGCGAGTGAGTCTGCGGCACCCTTGCGCACCATATCGGCCACCTCGTAGCGCTTGACGACCTCGCCGGTGTCGTCGTCGTGTTCGGTGTAGGGGCGCCCCTCGGCGAGCTCTGCCAGGACACCCACAGCAAGCGCGGCAAGGTGCGAGCGCTGGTGCAGGATCTTGCGCAGGCCCTGCTCGTTGGCGTCATCGATCTGCGCGACCACATCGGGGTCCTTGAGCGTCTGATGCACGGCTTGCGGGCTGACCCCCAGGACCTTGCCGATCTCGGTGCAGCCCTTGCCCATCAGCGCGAGCTCAATGACTCTCGGCACCTTCTTCGCTCCTACGCCCACATCAATCTCCCTGATTTTGGTTCAACCAAACCACCCAGTACCCACAACGCTCATAACAACCCTAGAACCCTCTGGATCGTCGTCAGCCATGTACACCTTCGCGACCCAGCCTATCACGACCTGACAGTCATCGTGCCACAGGATGCCATTCCCAGCGTCTGCAACGGTGCCGGCGATGTTGTCGAAATCCCCCACACCGGACGGCGCAAAGAACGCCCGTCCGTCGCTCCAGACGTCAGCAGGGACCCACGGCGGCTTGCTCTTCGGCCGCTGGACGTACCGCTTGACCTCCAGCCGTAAGGGCGTGTGCTTCGGGTACGGGTCGCGGCCCCACGCCGAGCGCATCTGCTGACGGTAGCTGCTCACACAGTCGCGGTAGTTCGCCGGCATGTAGTGGCGTGTCTTGCCGCGCTGGTGGCTGCTCTTTGGCCTCGCCTTCGGAACATGGTTCCCGTGCAGCACGAGCACGAACGGTGCAGCGTCACTCAAGACCGCCTCCCCGTCAGCGTCGGCCCCGACTCTCCAGCGGAGAGCTCGCCCATCGTCTGAATGAGCCGCACCGCTTCTTCCTGCACGCCGTTCACCCAGCCGTCGCGCTGGATGTGGTCCAGCGTGCGCTCGAGCAGCTCCCTCGCAGCGGTGATGCACTCCAGCGGGCCCGCATCAGGCAGCACCACCACCGCGCCATCTGCCCGCATCACCGAAGCGACCTCGGCCTGTGGGGCACGCAGTGTGACGCCGTGCTTTCCAGATGCAAGCCACACCTCACCACCGCCAGCGGAGACGGTGAGGAGTTGCTCAGGCGCGAACCTGCAGCCGTTGTGCCAGATGTAATCGCAGTCGCTCATGGTGGGGCCTCGCTTGTGGGTGCCGCACGGTATCGCGTTCTGGGCGGGGTGTGGGTGGTCAGGCATGGTCGGCCTCCACATCGTCGCAGTCGGGCGCAATCGTCGAAGTCGCAGTCCCGGCGGGGGTCACGGGGTCACCTCCACAAGCCGCTTGCATGCGCGCGGCTTGCCGTTGTTCGTGGTCTCGTCGCCGCACTTCTCGCACTTGGCGCGGTACCGGTGGTGGCCGTTCCGAAGCTGGTGGTACTTGCGCACGGAGGACACGCCGTAGCACTCGTAGGCGAGGCGTCCGCCGCATGCCTTGGTGGCCTTGCTGGTGCTCATGCCGCCACCCCCGCCAGCCGATCAACCATCGCGGCACCCTTGGGCGTCACTTTGTAGCGGCCGTCGACCATCTCGATCATGTCGATCCGCTCGCACGAGTGCAGGCGCTGACGAGCTTGCTCGCGGTTCAGGTCGTAGTCCTCAGCGAGCTCCTGCAGCGTGCCGATGCCGTCCTGCACGGCCATCAGCGTAGACTCTTGCTGCACCGACAGCGCGCGCGGGTCGGCCAGCTTGTCGAGCGCGATGTGCGCGGCCTTGGTTAGTCGCCACACGTCAGCCTCTCCGCGCTTGCCTCGCTCGGTGTGCATCTGGCGCTCAGTGTACTGGAGTCGACGGCGCGCCTCCCGGACGGTGACGCCCTGCTTGCGTGCCAGTGCTGCGGCGGTGTCGTGGCCTGCGTCGATGTCGCGCAGGGTCTGTGCTCGGTAGTGGGTCATTGCGGTCTCCGTGAGAGAAGGCCGACCACGATGCGGCCGGCGACGGTCAACGTGATGACGTTGGCTTCGTGGTCGACAGTGGTCAGGCGGGTACTGGTGAGGTTGTTGATTGCCGCGCACAGCTCGAGCGCGGTCATCTGTTCGTATTCGGCCGCGATCTCCATCCACGTATCGATGCCTTCATCGACGGAAAGAAGGACGGCGACTTCATCCTGATTCAAGTTGCGATGAGTCACGGTGTAGATGTGGCCGCGCTTTCCCGGCTTCTGGGTCTTCATGATCAGCTGATGATCGATGCAGTCCGCCAGCCGTCGATGCACCTGCGATGTACTGATGCCCAAGTGGTTGGCCATCTTGGTCGTGGTGTCGTACCCGTCACGAATCAGCGCGACCATCTCCCGTCGTGCCTTGGCGCTCATGCCGCATCCTCCCGCAGCACGTCGTCAGCGCTCGCCAGCATCCGCAGGTGGTCGAGCGCGCCGGCTTCGATGTCCGCTGCCTCCCCGTCGGTCCAATCGGGCAGATCGCCGCAGCCGTCGACCTCGGACACGTAGAGCGCGCCGCTGTAGCCCACGTCAGACTCGGGCGGCTCGACGGCCATGGTGATGGTGTGCGGAACGTTGCCGCGCTCGTAGATGAATGCGAATGTGCTCATGCTGTCCTCCGTGCGGCCATCCCGGGCCGCCCCATTGTTGTACCGCGTCCAGTTTGGCGCGTCAACCACTTTCCGGAATTCGATAGAAGTATCTTTGTCGCCGCTGCTTTTCCTTGGTTCTACCGGCAATCTGTCGGAACGCCACCGGGAACGGGCACAAGCGCGCCGCTAGGTGCCGGTGCTCGCGATGCCAGTCAGCGTGCTCGCCAGCCGGGCACGAGCACGAACCGAACGCACGCAGCTCGTCTAGCGGCATCATCCGCAGCAGCACCAACGTCGGACCGAAGTGCAGCCGACCGTGGGTCAGCCACTCGGAGTCGCGGGCGCTCATCGACGGCGACCGGGCAGCGGGTAGTCAGCGTCTAGCACGTCGTCTGCGGTGCCGGTCCAGCGGTCGTCAACGGCGCGCAGGGTGGGCACATCGCGGAACAGCAAGAACTCGCCATCAAAGCGCACGGCCACCTCGCCGCACGGCCCGTGGCGGTTCTTCCTCACGATGATCTCCGCGTCGGTCGGGTCTGCACAGTCGTCGTAGACCGTGGGCCGGTAGACGAAACACACGGCGTCTGCGTCTTGCTCAAGGTCGCCGGACTCCTTGAGGTCAGCCATCAGAGGGCGCTTGTCGGCTCGCTGCTCACACTGCCGATTCACCTGGGCGAGCAGGATGACGTGGCACCCCATGCTCTTCGCGAGCTCTTTGATCGCCCTCGAGAGGTCGCCGACAGCCTCGCGCCGGTTCTGCCTTGGGTCGTTGGCCTGCACGAGTTGCGCGTAGTCGAGCACGATGAGATCGAGACCACCGAGCCGCGATGCGGTGCGCTTTGCTGACGCCTTGATCTGCTCCACAGTGCGGCCGGCTTGGTCGTCGATGATGAGCGGCTGCCTCTCTGCCCACCCGAGCCCACCCTGCAAGCGGTCGAACGTGTCGTTATCCATCGGTCGCTTCTGTGTCGCGCTCATGGGCGTCTTGCTCACCGAGCAGCCGGCGCGCAGGTACCACTCTTTGGCCTGCATCTCGAGCGACTGGATGTGAACCCGTCGTGCGTTCGCTCCCCACTCGAAGGCGATGCAGCCGGCAAGGGCACTCTTCCCCATCGCCGGGCGGCCAGCGATGACGGTGACGCGCCCCGGCGCGAGCCCTCCAAGCATGTCGTCTAGCGCCTGGAAGCCAGACGGGATCGACGCCGAGATAGGCGACAGGAGCTCAACGCACAGATCCCCCACCACCTCTTCACCCGTGCGGATCTCGCGCATGGAGCGTGTGCGGAGGTCGTCGACGGTGCGCGCTAGGTGGTCTAGCAGATCCTCGGTGTCTGCCCGCTGAGACGCATCCGAGAACGCCTTCTGTGCAGCGTCCATGACGGCCCGGTTTCGCGCGAGCTTGGCCACGACCTCGGCGTAGTATCGAAAATTGACCGTGCTCGGGCAGTGATCCTCGAGCTGGGTGACGTACTCAATGCCGCCGAACTCGTCGTCGTTGTCGCCGTGCAGCACATGGATCCGCTCGGGGACGCTGACGTTATCCACCGGCATCCCGACACGGTGCATGTCGAGCATCAGCCGCATCAGCTTGCCGTGGTCTTGCCGGTAGAAGTCTGCGGGGCCTGCGATCTCGGCGATCTCAACCAACAGCTCAGGGTCTCGCAGGATGGCGCCCAACAGTGCGCGCTCGGCTTCTAGGCTGTGTGGTCGGGTCAGGTCTTTCATGCGGTGCCTCGGTTGATCTGTGCGTGGGCTTGAATGAACTTCGCTTCCAGCCGATCGAGCTCGTACAGCGTCGACCGGCTCAAGTCGTTGATGGTGGTGCCGAGCCTGCTCAGCGTGGCCTTGATTCCGTGTGGCCACGTCGATGCTCGAGGGTCGGGAATCTCTCGGCGATAGAAGGCGCGGTCCTCAATGCATCGACGCAGAAAGGCCCACGCATCCCGTGCTGACCGGTCCAGATCGGCGTCACTGTTGCCGACCCGCGCGCCTTCCCCGCTGTCTTCCCAGCGCTCGGCCATCTCCAGATAGGTCTCAAAGTTGCCCGGCCTGCACACGGTGTCCCAGCTGTACGGGCCCTTCCCGGGGTGCTCGCCACGGAGCAAGCACGCTCGATCGTCTCCCGAGAGTTGCCACCAGCGCACCACCAGCTTTACCGCCTCGGGTCCGTGGTCCTTGATGCGAGCCGCCAGAGCCACCCCACGGCCCACGCCGGGACGCAGGCGGGGCGAGCGTGGGGCTCGGTCTCCGGTGGCCTCACAGCGCCTTGTAGCTGCCTCTGTGTACACGTCCAAGACCTCGTTGAAGATCTGGATCGGTGTCATTGGCTTTTCAGGGATGACGGGTGTGACCTCGGGAGCGAGTCGCAACTGATGAACCGTCCCTCCCTGCTCAGCCTCGACAGACTCACTCACGCCGGCCGGCTTGCCGGACGTGTATGTGTCTTCTCTGTGCTCTGTGCTCTGTGCTCTGTCTCCTACGCGCTGTGGAGTTTCGCTGGCGACTGGCTGGCGACGAGCTGGCGGTTCCTCATCGATATCCGGTGTTGCCTCTAGTTCCGGCTGGCGCTCGGCTGGCGACTGGCTGGCGGTCGGCTGGCGAATCGTGATCTCCTCACGCATCTTCCACGCGCCCTCATCCCGCAGCATCGAGCGCACCTGATGATCGGTCCAGCCCCATCGCCGTCGAAGCGTGGGGCGTCCGGGGACTCGCTCGACCTTGCCAACCGCAACCTGATCTTCCCACCACGCCAGATCGGTGATCACTGCCGACTCGCTCCACACGCCAGCGATCTGCTCGGCGATCTCAGGCCAAGCGGACACGCGCACCCGGAACCACGGGCTCGTCTTCTTCATCTGATACTCTCGACACGATGTTGTTGGGTGTGATATCTAGCACCCAGACGCTTGCTGACTCGACACCAGTAGGCGACCGGGGCAGGGTTGAGCGCGCCAACGCTCCCCTGCCCCGTCTATATCACACTCTGGTCAACCACGCCGGATCCCCAGACTCGATCCCGTCCGCAAGCCACTGCCACACCTCGTGCGCGGTGCCGGTGAACAGCACGGACCCATGCGCGTCCAAGATGTGCTTGCTCTGATGATGCGCCGGCCGGTGAGTCAGCCCACGGTCGGCTAGGTGCTGGGTGAGGATGCGGCCGTCTCGCAGTCCGAGGCGGGTCATGCGGGCGGCGTGTTCTTCCTGATTCATCTGTCACCCCCAAAGAGTTCGATTTGCCCGACGGTCGGCAGTCCGGGGAACTGGGCGCGCACCACGGCTTCGGCGGCCTGTGGGCACACGCTGTTGCCAATGCGGGCGACCTGCTCGCGCTTGTTGCCGGTCAGCACGTAGGAGTCGGGGAAGCCCTGGCAGCGTGCGAGCTCGCGGGGCTGCAGCATCCGCATCCGAATGTCGGTGATGACCCAACGCTCGCCATCGATCTCGACGAGCACGTTGATCAACCCGAACCGGTCGCGAGTCGTGATGGTGCGGAGCGGTGCGGTGACACGCTGGCCGATGCCGGTCCCGTAGTAGCTAGTCAGAAAGGGCATGATGTGGCGTGCGTTGTTGCCGCTCACCCTCGCGATCTCGGCCTCGCACAGCGCGTGGTGGTCGGTCGCGGTGATGGTGCCGAGTGGGCGGTCGACGCCATGCCCGACGACCCCGCCGTAGTGCTTGGCGAGCCATGCGCAGACGACGGCGTTCTGACTACCCTGCGCGGTGACGGTGCCGAACGGGCGGTGTACGTCGCGGGTGCGCGGGGCCTGGCCCTTGCGCTCGCCGTTGCGGGTGCTGATGATCCACGGGGTCGCGGTCTCGCCGTCAATGGAGACCACATAGGGCTCGTCTGCTTCGATGACGTACTTGACGAGCCCGTGTGCGATGCGGGCCATGGTCTTCTCGGCGAGCGGCTTCTTGCGGTTGAAGATCGACCGTGTGGGCAGCGTCCAGTCGGCGCAGTCGGCGTAGGTCCGGTAGCGGCTCGGTCGTCCGGGCCCGTGCGTCGGTGCTGGCCACGCGATGGGCTTGCCGTCGCAGCGGGCCACGAGGAACAGGCGGCGGCGATGGGTCGGGCTGCCGTAGTTGGCGGCGTCCAGCACCCGATGCTCGACCGTGTAGCCGAGGTCCCGGAACGCCTGCAGGAAGGCCCGCCACGTCTCACCGGCGCGTTCTGGGATGGGCTGGCCTTCTTCGTCGAGCGGACCCCATGTCTTGAGCTCCGCGACGTTCTCGAGCGCGATGACGCTCGGCCGAGTCTCGCGCGCCCAGTCGATGACGACCCAAGCGAGGCCTCGGATGCCCGAGTCCTTCGGCTTGCCGCCCTTCGCTTTGGAGAAGTGCTTGCAGTCAGGCGACGCCCACAGCAAGTCAATGCGCTCGGTGGCCCCGTACTCCTTGGGATCCACGTCCCACACGCTCTCACAGAGGTGGAAGGTGCGCGGGTGGTTGCGCTTGTGCATCTCGATGGCGGCGGGGCTGTGGTTGACCGCCAGCACGGGGCAGGTCCCGGTGGCTCGGCGGATGCCCTCGGAGGCACCGCCACCGCCGGCAAAGAGGTCCACGCTGATGAACTCGGTGAGGTGCCGGGCGAGCGTCATGACAGCACCAACGCAACAGCGGCGAGCGTGGACACAGTGAACACGAACGCGAGGCCGCCTAGGAGGTCTTCGGACGTGAGGGTGAAGAGGTCGCGAATCATGGGCGGCTCCAAAGTGAGGCGGGCTCAACTACCCGCCCCACTGTTGTACCGCACGCAGTCAGCCCCGTCAACCACCAACTGTAGAAACATGAGGCCAGCCAGCACGAACACACAGCCGAGCCCACGCAAGCGCAAGGTGTACCGACGTTTTCACGATGCTGTCAGAGTAGCGAATGTCTCCACTCCCCTGCTCCATCAGCGCGAAGTGGTCAGGCTGCTGCACGAGCACGAACGACCGGCCGCCCCATGTGGTCGCCCAGGTGTAGTCAGACGCCTGTTCCCACACGACGCGCTCCGGCACCGGGTCGAGCTCGTCGAGCTGCTCACGAATCGACTCGAGGTCATGCCACTCGCCATTCCCATCACTGTCCCCGTCGCTGTCGTCGCGGTACTTGCCGGCAGCGTCGCGAATCCGGTAGCCGAGCACCATGCTGCACTCGATGTTGCGAACGATCTCGAGCTCTGGATCGTTCTTCCGTCGCCGCATCCCGTCCACCATGCTGGCGAGCTTGGCGCGTGTGCAGTCCTTGGTGGGCCGCCACACGATGCGGCCCACGTCGCCGCCGCTGGACACGACGAGCAAGCGGCCCGACACGTCAGCAGCGCGCTCGGCCTCACGCTCGGCCCGCTGCTTGTCTCGCCGCCGGTGCTGCCGTCGCCGGTCGGTGCAGGTCTTGCAGCCTGTCGAGTAGCTGCGGGAAGGGACGCCGCACGATGAACATGGCGTGACACTTCCCCTTGTTGCGATTGCTGTGGGTGTCACGGTCACGACTCTTCCTCAACAATGGTGCCGTCCGAGTAGATCTGCGGGGTTCTTCGGCACCAAGATACCATCGGCATCACGACCGCCACGACTTCGCCGTCAACCACCACCTGATGGGCGCCGACATCCGAGCAGGAGACAACAACCCCAGAGAGCAGGAGAGGAGCAAACCTAGCGTTGAAGATTGAGACCGTGGCTTCGGTCGCGCCCGCTGTGTCTAGCAGTCGGGAGATCTCTTTGGCCGCGTTCTTGATGTGGTCCGCCTGCATCCACTTCTTGCGAACGGGCTCAACCAGGGTCGGCCCACCTCGCCGGACGATGATGCTGCCGTTTGTCGCCCACTGCGCACCGTCAACCGTGACCCATGCCTCGGCCGGCGGCTCGGTCGCGTACCACCTGCTCGGGCTGAACGGGGCCGCATCGCCCACCGTAATGCTCTCCACGTCCTCGGCGCTGACCCGCCTTATGTCGCTGCCCTCTGAGAGCCACGACGGGACCTCATACAAAAGCTCGACACTCTGCGCCATGCCGATCTGCTGCTCACGGAGAGGCAGCGACTTATCAACAACCACCTCACAGGTACCCTCGATCACGATCCGGTAGGTGATGGTGGTCTTCTCTTCGGCGGTGTTGCTCATGGCGTCACCTCCAACAAGTCATCCCAGCAATCCGAGTGCAGACCGAGCCGCAACGCATCGGCCTCACCGCTCCCCATATCGGCGAGCAGGTCGATCGCCTCACGTAGCCCGTGGTGGTCGACGCTGGCCAGCTTCGCAAACCCGAGCACCCTGCGCACGGACACACACCCCTGGCCGTGCAGCAGCCGCGTCACGCTCCCGCCCTTGGGCAGTGCGAGCGCCTCACGAAGCCCGCGCTGAGTCATGCCTGCGCGCTGGAGCCACTGCTCCATAAGCGTCGCCCATTGTGCCTGTAGATCCCTGTCCATGTTCACCCTCCGTGGTGTGTGGTGAATCTTTCTACCGTGTTTGGTTGCGCTCGTCAACCGGAGACAGTAAGGTGGTGGGGCGGCGAGGGATTGCCGCATCACACGGAGGACAGAATGACTGACAAATGGGAATCCGGCGACCTTGCATGGCTGCCCTGCTACATCACCCACGAAGGCGCACAGGTGTTGTCGTCTCTCAAGCTGGTGCAGGTCGACTACCTTGTCGGCTCCACGGGCCGCGTAGCCTACCGCAGCAGGGAGGCTCTCGACCGCCTCGGCGCACACACCGGCAAGTGCCACGGGTCGGCGCTGCTGGGCCTGGATGATCTTCGAGTGCCGGCGCATCTGGAGGTGAAGTGATGGCCATTCACTACGACATGAGCTTCAACGCGTACCGCAGGCTCGACGGCTGGAACTGGAGCAAGATCAAGCTCCTCGTGAACGGCTCACCGAAGCACGTCAAGCACGCCGTAGGAACCGAAGACGACGGCGACACGACGGGCCGCCTCAAGCTGCGCGCAGTCCACACCATGACGCTGGAGCCGCACAACTTCGAGCGCGACTACCTCGTGTACGACGGGCCGCTGAGCAAGGCCACCCGGAACACGAAGGCCTACAAGACGTTCGTAGCCGAGAACGGCGGCAAGCACGTCCTGCTCCCCGCCGATGTCGAAGAGATCAAGGCCACCGCCGCCGCCTACCGCGCTCACCCCGTGGTCGCCGAGTTCCTCGCGGACGGCAAGCCCGAGGTGACGCTCACCTGGACGCACCCCGCAACCGGACTCCCATGCAAGGGGCGGTTGGACTGGCTGACCCCGACCGCGATTCCCGACCTCAAGGGACTCGGCACCGCGCACCCGCGTCAGGTCGGGTCGCTCGTCGCGAAGAACCTCTACCACGGTCAGCTCGCCCACTACCGCGAGGGCGCCGCACAGAACGGCCTTGGTGAGCTGGACACGTTCATCATCTCCGGCGAGGGCAAGGGAGCCCAAGACGTGGGTGTGTTCGACCTCGGGGCTGGCGTTGCATTCAGTGCGCTCTGGTCTGGCCAGAGGCTCCGTGAGCGACTGATGGGCAAGCTTGCGTGGTGCGTTGAGCATGACCGCTGGCCCGGAGCCGCCGACTTCGATGCGTGGCCGAACCCGATGACGTCGACCGTCGGTCTTGACCTGCCCCCATGGGCCGAAGAATCAGAGGAAGGTGAATAATGGCGCTACTTATCAGCGAGCTAGCCCGCGCGAAGGTTGATCAGCTGATCGCCGACGACCTGAAGCACCGAGACCTTGTGGCGACCATCACTGGTGCTCGCGAGGGCAACGCAGAACAGCGGCTAGTGCTGGCCCTCGACTCGTGGCCGCAGCCGTGGAAGCCCTGCAAAACGATGCAGCGCCTACTTGGCGAGGCATGGGGCGATGACGCCGAGCAGTGGGTAGGCCGACGGGTACACCTGTATCGCGACGAGACGGTGAAGTTCGACAAAGACCGGGGCGGTGTTCGGGTTCGGGCAATCTCCCATATCAGCCACCCGGTGTCGGCGAGACTCACGGTGTCGAGGGGTAAGCGCAAGACGTACACCGTTGTTCCGCTTGTCGAGGAGAAGCCACCCACCCTCGCCAGCATGTGCGAGCAGCACGGCATCACGCCCGAAGGCCTCGACAAGTGGCATCGCGCACAGTTCGACGGAAAGCCCGCACCGGCTGACGGAAGCGACACGGCTGCCGAGCTCGCCGCGTACCTGCCCACGAACACCGAGTGGTTGACGGCCGCAAAGCGCGCGTCATCGACCATCATGGGAACCGAACAGGGCCACGGGAGTGAGGAATGACCACCGAAATCAATGCCGCAGCACGCGACGCCCTAGCCGCCGTGCTCAAGCTGTCCCGAGAGCGGGCCGACCTGTCGCAAGAGCAGATCGCCGCCGCTGTCGGGGTGAGCAAGACAGCCGCCCACCGCTACGAGACCGCAAAGCAGCGACCACCGCTCGCCGTCATTGCTGGCTGGGCCGTCGCGTGTGGCCTCAGCGCTCGCCTGCGCATCGGCACGGGTGACCCTGTGGCTATCGGTGACGAGCAGGCCGTGCGGTTCGCGCTCGACGCTGCACGCTCTACGGTGGGCATTGAGCACGCCGTGCCGAGCTCCACCGCCATTGACCTCGGGTCGCTCGTGTGGCTGGCCGATGCTGCGGATATGCAGGTGTGGATTGTGTGGGGTGAGTCGTGAGTCGCTGGACACGAACCGGCCCGCACTCCTCATGCCTCGTGGAAGGCGGCGAGATCATCGCGTCCACCGCCAGCATCGACGGCGGCGCATCGTGGTGGGTGTCCGTGCTCCAGAGCGGGTCAACCCTCGGGCGTGGCACCGTCTACGATGCACAGCAGCATTGCGAGCGAGCCCTGCGTGCGCTGCGTCCGGCGCCGATGCCTGAGCGGGTGGACGTTGATGCGCCACTGACAGATGAGGCCGTGAGGGAGGCTTGCGCCTACGCCCTGCGAGAGCAGCGCGGCGAGGGCCACGCTACTGGCTGGGTCCCGATGTGCCGCTCAGCATGGGTGGAGATCGTGCATATCGCGCGCATCCTTCGTGCTGCGGGTGTCTTGGTGCTCGACCCCGAGAACGTCGCCTTCATACACATGGAGGCCCTCGAGGCCATCGCCAACGGTCGCGACCCAGGAGAGATCGCATGAGCAAGGTTACCCACACACGCGCCCGCAAAGCAGAGGACGCAGCACTAGCCGTCATTGAGCACGGCCTAGACACCTCCGAGTTGCTCGCCCACGACATCGGTCGCAGCGTCAAGACAGCCCGAACACGGCTCGATCACGCGGTGATTCTGGGTCTTCTCACGAAACACAGGCGCCCCACGCCGACCGGTGGCCCTGATTCGGTCTACTACCGCCCGACAGCAGTGGGGCGCAAGATCCTAGACCGAGCAATCCACCAGCGGCGTTCCCGTGGCTGATCCGGTGCTCGAGCTAGCCGCACAGATGGCTGACGGCCTGATGTACGGTGCAGAGATTCAGGCGCGCATGATGCCGCCGAGCCAGCAACAACCACTCCCCCGCCGCCTGCAACTGGAGCACGTCTGTGCACTGGCGATTCGCGGCGAACTGTTCCATTCCACTACTGTTCACGAGAGGAAACAATGAGCGATATCAAGACGATGATCTGGGCCGACTTTCTGCGCGAGTGCGCGACGACCCACGAGGGAGACGTGATGCTGATGCCTGCGGGTGCTGTGCTTCGGTGCGCGCTGGTGGTGTCGCTGTGAGCGGCGTGGAGTTCCCGGTGCGCGTGGCGTTGCCGGCAGATGAGAGGGGCGTGCGGTACGACCTCAGTGGCTCCGAGGTGACGTCCGGTCAGGTGTACAAGGGCCTCTACACGGTGTACTGGGCCGTTGACGGCAAGGCGGTCAGTGTCTCGGCTAGCGAGGGCAGTGTGCCTCACGTGCTCAAGGCCCTCGGCATCATCGACGTCACCGAGCGCGGGAAGGCTTGGGAGTGGGACGTGGAGCCGGCAGGGCTGTACGAGGTCCGCGACTTCGCCGACCATGAAGGCTGGGCGGTATGGGCATCGACAGAGGCTGGGCACGCGTGGGCTGTGGCGTGCAAGTCAGCCCGCGGCACTTTGGTCATCGCCCAAAGCCGCGCCCCCTCCCTCAACGAAGCCAAGGCCCAAGCCGACCACTACGCCGCGATGCTGTACGAGCTCGACGGCGGGGCGTTTGTGGTGCCGATGCCGGAGCCGGAGGCCACCGAGCCAACGCGGGAAGCCGAGTGGATTGCGTGGGCTGATGCCATGCTCGCCGCGTCGCCCGAAGACGCGACCGACGTCGAACTGTGGACGACGCTTGAGCGCGCTTACACGGCCTACCAGCGAGGTAAGCAAGCCCCCGAGACCGCGCCAAGCCCCGCCGCAACCCCACAGCCGCCGCCCACCGGCGACGGCCCCCGCGTGCTTGACCTCGTGCTTGCCGACCTGACCGCCCGCGCCGAGGTGGGCCGCGAGAAGTACGGCACCTATCTGCGTGCGGGCAACGGGCGCGACGCGCTGATGGACGCGTACCAGGAGGCGCTGGACCTGTGCATGTACCTGCGTCAAGCGATGATGGAGCGGGATGGCGTGAAGGTACCCGAAGCCCCCGAGCCCCGCTTCTACCCGAGCCAACTCACCGACTTCTTCGCTCGCATGCGCTCCATCGCCCTCACGCTGGACAGCGACACGAACAACCCCAACAGCAACGACTGTGCCACCATCGCGCAGGACATCGAGCGGGCGCTTGGGCTATCGTGGGACGGGGAGGGGCATACGGTGCGGGAAGTCCAGACCCCCGTGCCGCCGCTGTTCGGGGTTGTGTTTGATGGGGTGTGGCAGGACAGTACGTGCGGCGCAGACCTCATCTCCGACTGCGGATCGGCTCGGCTCCGCTTGTGGTTCGATGTGAGCGGGGCTTTGCTTTCGAGCATCGAGAAAAACGGGATGGTGGTCGGGTTTGCGGAAGACGCTACCGCTCAATCCCTGGCCGCCGAAGCTGTCGACCTCGGTGCCATCGTGCGGGGTGGGGAATGAGGCAGCACTACAAGACGGCGTACAGCATGGCCGCTGATGCGTTGGAGCGCTCGACACATCCGAACCCGCTCCTGTCGTGGCCGCTGTCATCCCTGGAGCGGCACGCGCGGAGCCGCGCCCGCATTCTGTCGTGGCCCGAGTGGTGGGCACTGCGGGGTGCCCTGTGACCACCTGCGACGCCATCGGAATCGCCCTAGTCGTCGCCCTATTCGGCTCCCCCGTGTGGATTCACCTGATCGCGCTGTTGTACCTGCTGTGGCGAGAGCCGGGGATCCGGCCGTGGTCTTCGGCTGCTCACGCCGGAGAGGCCGAGCCGACCGCCTGCCGATGTGGCGAGCGCGACTGCGTGGTGTGTGGTGGGGGTGGGCGGTGAGGGACCACCTGATCATCTTCGCGGTCTGTGCAGTCGTGCCCTTGCTCACGACCCTGACCGGCGACGAGAACGGCGATGCACTCCCGCTGCTGATGGGCTCTGCTCTGGCGCTTCTGTTCGCGGAGACGCGACGGCAGTGGCTTGAGCTGGTGGCGCTGCTTGCCGAGCGGGAAGACAGGGGTTCGCGATGACCCCCTACCGCCTACACCTGCACAGCGACCACACTCTCGCATCCGCAGGCACCCGCCACCACGTAGCATCATGGGCGGCCACGAGAGCCTCACAAGCACTCTCGCGCGCCCGTGCGTTCTGCTGGAGCCACGACCCACCGAGGATGCTGCAGGTCCGCGTCACCGGTCCCGCGTGCTGGGTCGCCGAGATCCGCAAGCGTGCAGAGGTGGCCCACGACCATCGCGAGGGTGGGCCCGAGGGATGGGACGGGTTCGACGGGCTGCCTGATGCGCTCGCGGTGTGGGGGACGCGGCCGGACGGGTTAGCCGATGTGCCGATGCTGGAGATCAAGCCATGAAAGTACTGTTCCTAGACTTCGATGGGGTGCTCGGGCCGGTGATGTTCGTGCCGGACGTGCGTATCACGGGGCGCGATGATGCTGCTATGCACATCGGCTGCCAAGATCAGATCCGGCGGGTCGTCGACGCCACCGGCTGCAAGGTGGTGATCTCGTCGAACTGGCGACTCTCCGACACCGTGGACCAAATGCGTGTGTGGCTACGGCGGGCCGAAGTCATCCCCATGTGGGAGACCGTGGTGGGCATGACGCCGGAGCCGGTGCGCACGTCGCGCTTCTACTCGGGCAAGCCGCGCGGAGACGAGATCACGGCGTGGCTTGCCGAGCATCCGGAGGTGACGTCGTTCGCCATCGTGGACGACATCGTGGATGCGTGCATGGTGAGTGATGCCGACTCGGGCGATTGGTTCCGCGACCACCTGCTAGAGCCCTGCTTTGTGCAGACGATGTGCAACCACGGCTGCACACGGGCCGATGCTGATGCGCTGATTGCGCTGCTAGGACCCGCCTAGGAACGCCAGCACACCAGCCGCCACCGCCTCGGCAATCCGTCGCCGTCCCGTGGTCACGAGCTCACGGTGCTTCGGGTGGCCCACGCTGGCGACCTCAACCAGCGCACGCGGCATGTCGGACGGGTAGCTGGATAGGCACACCTGCCCCTCTCCCTCCCACGCCATGCGCTGTAGCCGGTAGCCTTTGCGACGCTCGGTGATGGCTAGCGCGGTCCCGTTGGGCTTGCCGGTCTCCCAGCTACCCAGGATGGCCCGTGGCGTCTCCGGCAGCTGCCCGAGCGCGTGGAGCACGTCCATGGCCAGCCGGTCGCCCTCCGGTTCGTGTGGCATCGTCAGGGCCAGCGCGTAGGGGTCCCACTGCGCACTCTGCACGTCCATGTGGACCGACAGCACGCCGTCAGCTGGCAGTCCGTGCCAGCGCTTGTGGTACGGCACATCGGGGGCAACGTGGGTGGCTACACCCGCATCGGCCAGCATCTCGGCGACCATGTGGCACACGTCCAGCACGGCCTCACGCTCGACACACCAGCGAGAGGACGCGCCACGCTTTCGGCTGGTGCCGTTGCCGTGGCCGGGGTCGAGGATGAACGTCTTCAAGGGGCGGCCTCAATCTGGGCGGGTGCAGGACTCGTGATGCGGTCGAGCACTGCGCCGGCTACCTCGTGAGTCACAACGCCCCCCACGGTGAGGATCCCGAGGGCGATCAGCATCCACACCTGATTCGGTAGGTCGTTGAGGCTCTTCGCGAAGGACTGCCCTGCCTGCGACGCGGGCGCGGTCTCGGTGACCACTCCCGGCAGCGGTGTGCGCTCGCTGTTGAAGTCGCGGTTGGGCTTCTCACGCATCTCACGGGCCAGTGTGGCGAGCTCCTTGGAGATCGCCCCCGTGGACTTCAAGATCGCCCCTAGCTGCTCGTCACTCCTGATCGCGGATTCTGTCAGCTCCTGCAATTTTGCCTCCCGCCTCTCGGCTCCCTTCTCCAACGACTCGACCCGGTAGGCCAACAGATCCGGCATGGTCACTCCTTCGGGGATGCCCGCTTCTTCTTCGGTGCGGCCTTCTTCTTCGGCTTCTCGGGCTGCGACCAATCGGCGAGCGCATCGGCCGCCTCGGTGGCGACCTCGAGCGCGACCGGGCGGAACAGCCGCGTGATCATCAGGTCGCTCGCCTTCTCCACGAGAACGTTGTGCGGCTTGATCTTCTCGTCGATGAGGGCGCACGCAGCATCCACGGCGTCGGCGATGGCCTTGGCGCGGTCGGTGCCGTTCGCGTGGGCGAGCACGATGGCGGACACAATGAGGTCAACCGCCTCACCCTGTCGCGCGCTGCGGCCCGCACCGATCTCGTAGACGTCGTGCATGATGCCGGCCACGAGAGGCTTGAGCGCACGCCTCAGCAGGATGTCGCTGATCGTCTCCAGCGGCTCGGCAAACACCAGAGCGGTGTCGGCGCGGTCGATGAACAGGCTCAGCGCGTGGCGGCCTTTCGCGTGGCCGTCGAGGTCGGAGCGCTCGGCAGCGGCGGCGATGGACTCACGGAGGGCGGTCAGCAATGGGCGGTCGGTCTTGGTCATGCGGGGCCTCAGGGGAGGGTGGAGTGAGCGACGTGAGCGCCGCCGAAAGCGTAGGAGATCGTGGTGCCAGAGTTGGCGGTGTCGCCACCGGGCCCAGCTGGAGCACTCACGCTGCTGGCGTAGAGCGCGAAACGACCGAGGCCGCCCACGTTGTAGAGCGCCGTCGAGTCTGGGACATTCGCCGACAGGGACACCGACAAGACCCCGTGGACGTCTGCAACGGGCGCCCATGCAGACGCACCGGGACTGACGCCGCTACCGTAGGTCCCGGGCGATGCAACGGCCATGATGGTCGCGGTCAGCGGCTCGGCAGCACAAGCGATCGCGCCCGAGCCACCCGATACGGTGAGCGTCATGCCGTAGTCGGGATCCTCACCGTTGCCGACGAGCACAAGCGTGGTGCCGACCACAGAGACGGTGACCACCTTGTCGCCGTCCGCGTTGATCGCCGTCTCTAGGTCCGTGAGCAGCGTGGCAAGGTCGGCAGGAGTGGTCGACACATACGGGCCTTCAAAGGCGGTCTCAATCGTGTAGGTGGTGGTCGCGTCGTGCGTGAAGCTCAGCACCACCGTGCGGCCCAGCGCTCGACCGGCAGACCACATTCGGACCCAGGTGGCCGCGCGAGGTGTGCCCGAGAAGTTGCTCCCACCGTTCGCGAGCAGCACGCCAGCGGCACCATCTGTGGGCCACGTCGTGTAGTCGGTGCTCTCGGTCCACGTCCACTCAGCGATGCCGGCAAGGGCCGCGAGGTCGTTTGCGATGTCCGATACAGCCATCACTCACCTCCAAAGCGAACGCGAAAGTCAACGACGGTAGGCCGATCTGGCGAGACTGCGTGTGTGATGATCTGCGCGCGAGGCGGCTCGGTGCGAACCCGTGGCGTGGCATTGGCGAGACACACCAGCGGGGAGTCCTCTGCGTACCCCTCGCACGATGCGATGACCCAGCCGTCATGGGTCACGAGTCGGGGCGCGACCCAGCCTGAGCCGTCTAGGGTGACGTCAATGAGGAGCACTTCCTGCGACGACCTGACGCGGGTGCGCGCTTCCATCGTGTGCCACTTGCGCTGCTCGAATGCTCGATACCACGGGCCGGTGACTGTGTAGAATCCGGAGCCTCGCGCATCTTCGGCGAACCCGCTGTCGGGCTCGTCGATCTGTTCGGGCTCGCAGGCGGTGAGGCCGATGGCGAGGATGGAGAGCATGACGGCGGCGGTTGCGATTCGGTGGAGCATGTGGGCCTCAGTGCGCGATGATGGAAGAGATCGTGTAGTCCAGCGAGAGTTCACGGAACTCCATGGCATCGACGCTGTTGAAGTCGATCACCACACGGTAGAGAGTGTTGGTGCTGATCGTCTCATTCGGCGCCATCGTGGACGCTGTGAGATCGTTGCCGATGGAGCCGCCGAACGTGTCGGGGCTGTCGGTCAGGTCGGTCCAGACACCGGACCCGGCGTAGTATTCGATGGCGTAGTCGGCCGTGTTCGTGGTTCCTGCGTCGAACTTGAGTCGGATGGTTCCGAGCGTGCGGGTGGTGCCCACCGAGTAGCCCGCGAACAACTGCGTGACGTCGATGTAGGCCAGCGCCGGCCCCGCCGCGCTGTGCGTCAGAACGTCGCCGTCCTGCGTGATGTTGGTGCCGGTCACCGAGCACGACCCGAGCGCCATCCGCCGCACCATCGCCTGCGTGGAGTCGGTGGCGAGGGTGGCGCCATCAAAGGCGCTGGCGAAGTAGGTCACCCAGCCCGAGAGGGTCGCAAACACGAAGTTGAGATTCGGCGCGGTCGGCTTGTCGCCGGGGTCATAGCCGCTGGTCTGCAGTCCAGCGTCAGGCTCGGTGCGCTTTGCAGCCGCCACCCAGTTGAGTAGGTTGATCGTCGGTCTTGTCGCCATCTAGATACTCCCGGCCAACTTGCCGGAACCGAACCCGGCCCCGCCAGCGCCCGCCAGCGTGAATGCTTCGTCATCAGGATACACGCGGTCTATCACGGCCTGCACTCCTGCGGGCTTTGCGATGTTCACCTGCCGGCGCACTTCGTCTCGGAAGCCCTGCGTGCGGCGAATGTCGGTGGCGATGAGGCGGAAGATCGGAAAACCCGGATAGGTCACGAGCTCCACGTTTTCGGCGCCGAACACTTCCGAGGCCCACAGCAGGACGTCGGGCGTGCTGCCAGAGCTGGCCACCGCGTAGCCCTTGGACCGGATCAACACGCGGTAGTCACTGTCGGGCATCCCGGATCGAGGCACCGACACGAGCGAGCCCCACTGATCCAGCGAGTCACCGGTGGCGATACTGATGCCGGTGTTGAGCAAGTCCTGCGCGTCGTCGTCAAGCTGCTGAACGCCCGCCGCGATAGCTCGAGCGAAGGCGACCCAGCCGGGTAGGTTCGCGAACTGCCACGGGACCAACTCTTCGGCGCGGTCTGCCCACACGACGGGATCGGGGACGCTCATCAACTCACCGTGATGGTTGAGAGGGTGGCGATCTCGTCGTAGTCGACCGAGGTTGACGTGCCGGTGCCGTTGAGGGTCACCCCGGAGACGTCCAGCACGCCGTCGACTGTCGCTACGGCCTTGATCACCGCCATCAGGTAGACGTCATCGCCTGGGCCCAGCGTGCTGAACAGGCTGGCCAGCGCGGACTCGATGCCGGGGGTGACGGTCGCTACCGTCTCGCCAGCCGCCACGGTGACCGACATGGCTACCGTTACCGACACCGCTGTAGCCCAGTCCCAGTACATCACGCGCGACACGTCGGTCACGAGGTCGGTGACGGTCGCGGACTGCGATCCGCTGGTGGAGATGCCAAGCGGGATGCGCTGGTAGAGCACGAGTGCTGCGGCGTTGCGCTGTGTGGTGGTGAGGCTGGACGGGTAGAGCACGGCGCGCGTCGAGTAGGCCCCGAGAGACCCGACCGGTGCTGCCGTGGCGTTCTCTTCCACGGATGCAGCCGTCACACCGTCGACGGCCTCCAGTGCAGCGCGGATGCCACGGATGGATCGGTTCGCGCCGCCGCCGTTGATCTCGGCCCGCTGTCTCTGCCGAAAGCTGGCGTCGGTCTCGATGTCGGACCCGAGCGCGGCTGCTGCGGGATTGGTCACACTGTCGAGCCCGACGATCGGCGTATCGACGACCGTGACACTTGAAGCCGGCGCAGCGATAGGGCCTGTCACGGTGCAGGTAGCGACCACAGAGGCCACACCTGCACCCGCATCGCCAATGGCCACCTCAGCGGAGGTCGACCAAAACGCGAGACCATCGGGGCCGCCACCCTGCATCAGCGTGCCAGCGGGAATCACGGTGGTGTCGGTGCCGGTGAGGGTCAGCGTCACCGAGCTGTAGGTGGCTACCGCACGGGTCACACCAACCATCGCGCCGATGTCGTCGAGCTGCACACCGCTCGCGTTGTTCTGGTTGCGCTCGTCGTACACGGCGCGCTGCGTCTCGGACTGCTCACCCATGAGCTCGGCGCAGACGTTGATCAGGAACCCCAGTGGCTGATCGTCCGAAAAGTCGTAGTTGAGCCCCGTGGCATCAAAGGCCGCGATGATCAACGCGCGAAAGTCGGAGGCTCGGCGGGCCACAAAGCCCTGTGTACTCAGTCCAGCCATCACGACCCCCCGGAGAATGCGCCACCGATCCACTCGTAGCGCGGTGGATCACCAGCCGCGACCGGTGCAGTGTAGCTGATGGTGATCTGCCCCTCTGCCGCAATCACGGTGCCGGTGACGATGATGGTGCGTGTACCCGAGTCGAAGCTGCCCGAGAGCACCACGGACACGACGCCGGGCACCTCTTCGATCGCGCTGGTCATGGTCTGAACCACGAGGTCGACGGGCGCCGGCTTGGTGGTGCTCCACGTGTAGTAGGGCATTCCCACACGGCGATCTGGTAGCCACTCGCCTCGGTGCGTCTTGAGCTTGACGCCGATGCGTTGGGCGATCTGCTCGATGGTGTCGAGGCGCACACGCTGTGCCACGGCGGGTAGGTCGCCGGTCGAGGTGAGCGTGATGCCGTAGGTGCGTGCGGTCATTCGGCCTTCACCTTTGTTGCTCCGGAGGCTGTAGGCCACGCGGATAGAGCGGCCACAAGGGACGCTTTGAACGCTGCACCGCCGTCCGTCGGGGTGACTGGCGCGGCGCTGATTGCGTTCTTCAACGTGGTGAAGTCTGACGCCACCTCATCATTGAGTGCCACCTTGCTGGACGCCGAAGCTGACCCCAGCCGCACATCGTCCGACCGCAGCACCATCGCCCCCTCTGCATACGCGCTCGAGGGCAACAGGTCGGCGTCGGAGTACAGGCCCAAGATGAACACAGCATCCGAGAGGTCCATCCTGCGCGTATCGCCGGGTGACGTGTCCTCATTGCCGGTGCGCTTCCATGCCGCAATGTCGCGGTCACACAGCATCATCATGCCCGTGTCACCCTCGGCAGGGTCCACGGTGATCGAGCCGTTCGCGCCGCCCACCCACTGCACGGGCACATTGCTCACGGCGGGTAGCTGCACGTACTCGGACACGAGTCCGGTGGACGGGTCGCGGAACGGGATCCGCACCGTCGGCCGAATGCGGGCGCGCTGTGTGGACCGGTCGTAGCTGAGCAGCACGGCGGGCACGGCGGTCCGCACCTGACCCACAGCGGACCGGACTGCAGCCTGCAGCGCATCGGCTAGCGTTGGGTCATCGGTGCTGCTCACAGCGGTACTCCCGTCACAATCGCATACCACGGCTGCCCGTGGGTGTCGCCAGTGTACCGCACATCAGAGGCCACGTAGTCGCGGCCCGGGATGCCCTTGCTCTGGACGCGGTACCGAGATCCCGGACGTAGCGAGGCGTCTAGCAGCGCGGTCGCTTGCAGGCCCTTGTCGGTGGGCGTGGGGCTGCCGATTAGGTTGCGGTTCTTGGCGCTCAGCACCAGCGAGGTGTCGGTGGCCGCCGCACCCGTGGGCACGATGTAGACCTGACCGCCGTCCACCCACCATTGACCATTGACGCCAGCCGCGAGACGGTCGAGCACGTCGGAGGCTTGCCCGAAGATGGTGGTCCCCTCGGTGAGCGAGAGATCGGGAAGCGTGACAGCACCCTCTCCAAATCCTAGCGCTTCTGTCACGCTGTCGAGCAGGTCTTGAGCGCTGGGGATGCCTGCGAACTCCTGCGACACCCGAGCGCCTGCGATCTGCGGGCCACCGTCGGCTACCTCAATCGTGGTCACGCGGTCGGGGCCTTGCTTCTCGCTGCGCACAGAGCCGGGCACTAGCTCAGCCTCCATCAGCAGCCGAGGCACGCCCTGTCCGCTCGGGTCCGCGTAGCCAGCGAGCAGGCGCACCACGGCGCTCGGCTCTTGCAGCATCGACACGCTGGACGGGCTGAGGTTGTAGACGGTGATGGTGCCGCCGTTGGGCTGACCGCTCGTGCTCAGTCGTAGGTCGAACTGGACACGCAAGCCGGAGATCCGCCGCCCGGTGTTGCCGCGCTGGCCGAACTCGAGCACGCACCGGCGCTGTAGCAAGCTCACGAGATCCCCAGGTCGGGATAGGTGGTCGCGTCCAGTGTGCTCTCGTCGTAGCTCACCAGCCGCACCGAGTCGCCGAGATCATCGCGCGCGTAGTCGTCTTGTCCACGGATGAGCACCACACCGCTCGGCAGGCCTTCCAGCACGACGCCCTGCCACGGCATCCAGCCCGCACTCATGCGGCGCCCGAGGATGAGCGGCTCACCAGCGCGCGTCAGGATGTCGACGTACCACGCATCTAGGCGCTCGCTCCACACATAGCGGATCATGAACTGATCAAGGTCCAGATCGGTGGTAAGTCGGTGCGCTGCGGCATCTGGAAAGCCGACGATTGCCTGTGCCATTCTACAGCCCCAGCATGGAGGCGAGCAGCGAGCGCTCGGCCTCGGGTTCATCGACGGTCTCGGATGCTTGCTGGCCCGCGTTCTGCTCGTCGCTCATCTGCGGCTCGACGGCGGCCACCGGCGCGGGAATGGTCACAAACTCGGGCGTCGCGAACTGTGCCGCCTGCCACGTCATCGAGAATTCGAGCCGTCCCACGTTGTCATAGGAGCACGAGAAGGTTCCGAGCAGCGCTTGCCGCACCTGACCCATACGCGGGACGGTGATGGTACACGGGACGCCGATGCAAGACGACAGGAAGGCGCGCGCATTCAGCAGCCGCGCCTCACCCGTCGGCTTGTCGCCAGCGAGTGCAGGTGTCGCGGTCTCGATGCACACGATCTGGTAGGTGTCGGGGAGCCGCTGCACATGGTCTGTGACGTCGGTGCCTTCTTCCTGCGGGTGCTGGCTGATGGTCGCTCGCACCTGTGGCGTCGCGGTCGTCACGCCGTCAAAAGTGAAGACAACTTCATCGGTCTCGCGCTCGATCATCATGCTCATGTGGGGCCGCCTCGGAAGAACTGCATTGCGGACCGAATGCCGCCGTCAGCCTGCCCCATCGTAGCGCGTCCCGTGGCCTGTGGGTCGGCGTTCCCGTTGACGGTGATCTGCTGGTTGACGCTGAGGGCTCGGCTTGCTGCGGCCCCGCTCTGGACTCCACCTGCGAGCGCGCTACTCGTGCTGCCGGTTGCGGCGTTGAGCATCCCGAGGCCTGAGGTGAACGTGTCGAAGATCGACCCGAGGCCCTCTAGGCCCATCTGGAACTCTTTGAGCTCCGCTTTGGCGAGATAGCCAAAGAACTCGGCGAGGTAGCCAACCAGGGACCCGAGCCACCCGCTCATGGTCTCGAACGTCTCGCTGAGCGCGGTCAGCGCTGGGTCGATCGTCTCACCCACGATGTCGCCGAGAGCCTTGAGTGATTCCCAGGCTGAGTCAGCGGTGGAACCGAGCGTCTTGAGTGTCTCGATGAGCTGCCCCGCGAGGGTGTCGGTGCCCTCGAACTGCTCAAGGAACGTACCCAGCGCCGACTCACCGCCCGCCATGTGGGTCTGGAAGTCCTCAAACGCGAGGCCCAGCGCGATCACCGCAGCGGCGAACAGCAGCACAGGCGGAATCAGGTACGCGAACAGCGTCAGGAGTCCGCCGAGCACGGCCAGAACGCCGATCGCGATAGACCCGCCACCGAGTAGCGCGAGGCCACCAGCGACCGCCGACAGCGCCGACGCGAGACCGCCCACGATGCCCACGATGGCGAGCGCAGCCGTGGCCACAACCGCAGCAGACGCGATGCCGAGCAGGCCCGCGACAATGACCGCAGCCGCAGCCGTGAATGCCTTGGCGTTGCGTTGCACGACCCGCTGCACCTTCACGAAGGCGCGCTCTACCGAATCGCCCCAGCGCTCCACGTTGGCCGCAATCATCTCGCGGAATGCCGTTGCACCGTCGAGCACGACCGCCGCCAGCCGGATCATCGTGGGGATGAGCGCCGCACCGATCTGGTTGCGGATGCCCTTCACCTCGACACCGATCTGACGGGTCACCTCGACGTAGCGCTTGGACGCTGCGACGGCCTCCTCATCCAGAGCGCCACCGCTGGCGATGATCTCTTCGGTGTACGCCTTGAGGCCTGCAGAACCCTTCATCAGCATGGGTAGCAACTTGCGGCCAGCATCATCACCGAGGATGCGCACAGCAGCGGCGGCCCGCTTGGTGGGGTCTTCCATGCCCGCGATGGAATCGGCGAACAGATGCACGAGCTGGGAGGGGTTCTTGCCCTCAAGGTCTTGCACTGCGACGCCAGCGAGCGCGAAGTCATCCACGAACGAGGCCATTCCGCCCTTCGCGTCTTCGGCACGGTCAGCCAGCGTGGTGAACAGGTCGGCCACGTCGTTGAAATCGGCCCCGAACTCACGCGCACCGGCTGTGATGCCGGCGAGCTCCTGCGACGTGGTGCCGAGTGCCTTCGCGAGGTTGTCGAGCTCCACGGCCTCACGAGCCGTCGCGTCAGCTTGCAACCCGAGAGCCGTGGTCACAGCAGCGACCGCACCCGCAGCAGCGCCGGCCATCGTGAGCAGCGTGCCCAGGCCTTCCTTGATCTGATCGATGCCTAGATCGAACTTTCGGAAGCCCGAATCATCGACCTCAACGCCGACCGAGACGAGCAGTTCGCGGATGACCTTTGAGCTAGCCATTCTGGTACGCCTCCCGCTCTCGTCTCAGGTCTCGGATCTCTCGCACGGCGTCCATCACCGCATGAGCCTCGACCACATCAGCCCACGCCCATGACCGGATAGCTGCGAGGCCGTCCGGTATGTCGTCGCTGAGCACGATCCCCCACAAGCTCCAGTCGACCCCGAGACGAGCGGCACGCTGCTGTATCGCTCGTTCCATGGGGTCGGCATCTGCTACGCCTTCGCGCTGGTGGAGCCAGTGGGCACCGGAAAAAACCGGTTTGCTTGGGCGATCTTCACGACTGCCAGCCACATCTCGGCGTAGTTGCCGGCATAGGCGGTATCGAAGTTGGTGTCGTTGCCGAGCGCCGCCCCATCTCGCAGCGAGCGCGACAGGATACGACGAGCCAACGACGGGCCATCTAGGGAGGCCAGCACAGACTCAAGGTCAGCGCCCGCAGCACGAAGATCCACATGGTCCGACACTAGCTTCACGATGTCGGCTAGGTCGAGGTTCTTGTCGTCACTCTTGAGCGACTCGGCAGCGTCGGCCAGCTTCTTCAGCACGCCGTCATCCGACAGCACGAGGCCGATCAGGCGAGGCAGCGCAGGTCCGCCCGCTCGGATCATCTCGTAGCTGATCTGCATGCCCTCTGACGGCTTGTGCAAGACAACGGTGTAGGTGTGCGGATTTCCCGCGTAGTCGTGAACGATGATCTCGGTGGGCATTGCTGGGCCTCCCTAGTTGGTGATCAGGTGATGGAGTTGGTGGCGAGCGGCGCGCTCACAACCTTGGGGCGCGGCATGGAGAAGACCCACACGCGCGAGCCAGGGCCCTGCGCCTTGGTGATGGTGGGGCGCGTCTTGAGGATCGCGTCACCGGTCACGAGGTCGCCGCTGATGGGGTCGAGGATCTGCACCGGGACCGCGCCGAGCAGCCCGCCAGCCTGCGCGACACCCTGCGCCACCTCAACGGCACCGAGGTCACGAGCGGCGCGACCGTTGGCGGCGACGGTGATGGTGAGCTCGCGGCGCCCATCGTTGGTGGCGCTGTAGGTCGTGATGCCGTCGAGGCCCTGAGAGTCGACCACGGCGTCGGTGACGGGGGAGAGTTCAATCGCCCCGTCTTCTCCGTACTCACTGATGATGAAGTCGCCCACGATGCAGGAGACGGCGCGGAGGTTGTAGAATCGTGCTTGTGCCATGGGTCAGCTCCGGTACAGGTCGAGGGTGGTCTCTACGTAGAGGGCAGAGGACAGGAACTGTGCCGATCCGCTGAACCGCAGCTTCTGCGCAGTGATGTCGGCCGTGGTGATGGACTCGCCCGCAAAGGTGAAGTCGTCGCCACCATCATCCGCGCTTCGGAAGTGGCCAGCGTCGACGCCCTGCTGCAGCACCTGCGAGGCGGCCGCAACGATGAGGCCCTGGCCCGCTGCATTCATGGGCAGCTTGCGGCCGAGGGTGATCTGCGAGGCCATCACGTTGATGATCGCGGTCTCCAGTCGGCTACGCACCCAGTCTGCACTGAGGCGCTCGTAGGCGGGGCGCGTCGACAGCATCTGCCCAGTCCACGCCACATTGAGCGTGGTGGGGCCGTAGCGCGCCACGTAGTTGCAGCCGTTCGCGAGCACGAATGCGGCCTGGGCAGCGGTGAGGTCGGTGGTCAGTGCGCTGATGCCCACGACCTTCACGTTGCTCGGCGCGCTCTGACTGTCGGGGTTCGCGACGTTGAGCCACGAGGCCAACCAAGCGATGTCGGGGCGACCCGTCGCGGCGGTCGGAGCGTCGTGGTAGAACGCGGCGACCTGCTCCAGACCCGAGACGGTCGAGTAAGCGGCGGGCACTCCGGTGGTCTTCCAGTCGGCGTCGCTGGACGCGAGCGCGAAGATGTAGCCCTCGAGCGCCTCGACAGCAGTGCCAACGGCGACCTGCACAGCAGCCGTGGTCGAGTCGATCGCCAGCGCGTAGAACACCGCACCGGCAGCGAGGCAAGCCGTGAGTCCGTCGGGGTAGGTCTCGGCGCTGGCCGTGTCCACGCGGCCTACGAGCACGCTTGACGGTGCGGGAGACTGCGAGAACGCGAGATCCACAAGCGCCTTGGTGTCGGTGGTGATGTAGCCAGCAGTGGCGGCGGTCGCGGTGTCCGTGGTCGAGCTGTACGACACGAAGCGCTCACCGTTGAGATCGTTGCCGGTGCCGTCTGCCTCATCCACGAGAATGAGCATGGTGCCGAAAGCAGCGCCGGTGACACCGGGGGCCTGCAATCGCAGCGTGATAGTGATCGGTTGGATGACGGTGGTCATGCGTGCCTCAGGGGATGGGTACCGTGATGGTCTGGGTGATGTCGGACGGCGTACCGTCGTAGGTCTGCGTCACTTCGATTGTTTCCGCATGTGGCACCTCGGCCGCGTCTGTGGCGTCACTGTACACCACGGTCACAGATACCCCATAGCGCACTTCTAGGTCGCTTGTCATGGGCACCGGCACGCGAGACACTGCACTGATGCTCTCCACGTCCATCGTGGTGAGCAGGGCAGCGGTCGAGGATAGCTGCAGGGTGCGCGCAAGGGCCTCAAGCGCAGGGGCCGACGCTTTGCCGTAGCCCTGAATGGAAAGGGTCGCGCGACGAGCTCCACGCTGCGACTCTTGCAGCGCGCCGTCCTGAAAGTTGAGCACCACATCATCGGTGAGGTAGATGGGCGTGTCATAGGTGAGCACGCCGATCGTGATGTAGGGCAGCGCTGGACGTGGGCCGGTGTCGTCGGACGGGATGACCTCGGCGGTGCTGTAGCCGGTGACGCCGACGATCCACCCGTGGGCCTGCGCGTACACGTCGGAGTAGCTCATGTGGCCCCCTCGTCCAGCCGACCGAGCCACACCTTGTAGTGCGGGATGATGGACCGCTGACGGGCTGCACCGAGGCACACGTACACCACGCCGTCGACCACGATACGATCGGCGCTCACACCGTTGTACTGATCAACCGTCTTCACGGTGCTCGTGGTGTACCCCTTACGCAGCACACGCTCACGGTAGCCGGATGACTCCAACTCACGGCGGTCAGCTTCTCCGAGCGGCTGGAAGCTCATTAGGATGGTTGAGTCTGTCGTCGTGCCAGGTACCCAGTTGCCCAGCGAATCGCGGGAACCGGCGGCTGATGTGCGCAGGGTGACGGGTTCTTCGCCGAGGATCACTCGCCACCCCCGTCGATCGCCTTGCCGAACTTCCGCGTCTTACGCACGTCGTAGCCGATCGCCTGACGCATCCGGCCCGAATCGATCAGCGGGTTGTCGCTACCCTTGGCCGCGATGGTTTGCGCGGCGTTCGGTGGCGTCTGGAGCGTCGTGATCTTCTCCTGCACGTCGTCTTTCATGCGCTCGCCGAGGATGCCCAGCACGGTCGGTACGGACTCTTTGCCGTCGACCACCAGCCCGAGGCCCTTTGCGAGCACGTTGACGTAGTTGCCCTCTTGCTCATCGAAAGTCGACCGCATGAATGAGCGCTCAGGGGTGCGCTCGAAGCCAAATTCATTCATGGCAGCGACCTCGGCCAATGTGGGGTCGCTCGCCTTTCCTGGCACTGCTCGACGGGCGCCCGGCTTGCCTACGGTCTTGGTGCGCTTGCCACCGCCGTCGCCCTGCCGGATACCGACAACGACAGTGTTGGGCCCTCCCGCCGCCTCCAGAACGTCACTCAACACCTTCTTGTAGCCTCGGTCGCGGTCAATGACGCGCTGCTGAAAGCCTTTGTTGGTGGTGAAATCGGAAGGGCTGGCCATCAGAAGCACACCGGACCGGCGAGGCGAGGCCCGGTGATCGCCAGCGAGCCCCGCAGCTGCAAGAACTGCCGACCATAGACGGTCTCGGATAGGCCTGCATCAGCCCATCCGCCGCCACCGGCAGACCCGTAGGAGCGGGACACGTCGCCCGCCTTATCCGCAGTGATGGGCCCAGCCGCGCCACCGCCACCGGCTGACCCATTGGCCGCGATCTGGAGCAGGTGGCACGTCATCCATGTGACGCCGAGTGCTGTCTGCTCCCCCCATGCCGCGTAGGGCACGAGGGGGGTAGCGATCGTGATCATGGTGTCGATGCTCGCGTTTCCGGCGAACTGGGGCGCAAGCGCGACGACATCATCAGCGATCGCCATGGGTCACCCTACCCGCAGACGGGGCGGCTGGCTCTTCATCATGCCCTGCACGAGCGGGTTGGTCTGGATCTTCTTCCAGTCCGCTTCGGGGATCTGAACCTTGTTGGTCCCGTTCTTGGGGTCCATCTGGCACAGTTGCAAGTCGGGGATCTTGTGCACCACGTCGCCCTCGCCACGAAGCAAGATCGGGTGGGTGCCGCAGTTCTCAAGGGTGACCATTCGCTGGGTCTTGTCGCTCATCTCGTGAAGTCCTCATGCGGTGCGGAGTAGAAGGGCGGTCGGATGCACCAGAGCCGACCGCCCATGCTGACTACCGGGTGACGAAGGCCACAAGGTCGTCGCCTGCGTTCTCGGCGTAGAAGCCACCGAAGCGAGCGTAGCCGATGATGGTGATGGACAGGCCATTCACCTGGGGCGGGAGGGTCGTGAAGCCCTGGGGCTTGATGATCCGGCCGCTCATCGGGTCCTTGTTGAACGCGTAGATGCAGTCAGTGCCAGCGCCGCCAGCATCCTTCAGCTCGCCAGCCTTGTGGATGTTCGCGAGGCTGTTGATCACACCGTTGTTCTCGATGAACCACGTAAGGATCGACTTGTCGCGACCGGTGATGCGGGTGCTCGCCAGCTTGTTGTAGAGCTGGTCGGGCATCGCGAGATCGGTGACCTCGAAGGCGCCCGAGCTGTCGTTGCCCGCGTTCTGCACGATGAAGTTGAGCTCGGCGATGATGTCGTCAGGGTTGGCGACAATGTTGGCGTTGCTGAACGACACCGTGGACACGTATTTCGGCGTCCACGGGAAGTTGAGCGCGCCATGCAGGCCAACGTCGGTGTCGCCGTTCCACGCGACCTTGTTGCCGAGCTCGTCGACGGCGCGGCGCATCTGGTTCATCTCGCGAGCCTGCTGATCGAATCCCGCGAAGGATGCGGCGGCGAGCTGCTGGATCGTCATCGACATCGACACCACAGCGGTGCGGATCGGCGCGGTGGTCTCGTTGGCGGACAGGGCCACCTGCGGGATGTCCGAGCCGCGACCCTTGTACCAGCCAGCCTGACCGAATGCGTAGTCGCGCACGGCACGGTAGGACTCGGCACCAGCGCTGACGGTCGAGTCGACACCGAAGATGCGCTCAGACGACAGCGGCGACTTGCGTTCGGTCGTGCGAGACAGCAGGGCTTCCAGTGCGCGGGCACCGAACACGCCGGCCGACGGGTTGGCTGCGTCCATGCGAAAGCCGTAGCGCTCGGCTGCGTCGAGGTTGATGCGACCCGAGAGGCCGGCACGCTGCAGGGAGACGTCAAGCTCTGCGGCAACGCGCGCTTCAGCATCGCGACGGAAGTGGGCGGGCGCCTCGTAGGTCGAGCCTACGTGAGTCGCGAGCGAGTTGATCCCGTCGAGAGTCAGGCCACCGAGGTCGCCGCCTCCGATCTGGATCACGTTGTTGTGAATGGTCATCGGGTGACTCCTCAAGCAGCCACGCGCACGAGCGCGAGATCGTTGGTGGTGGAGAGCTCCCAGCTGAGCTGGGGGATCAGGACGCGCGCAGAGGATGCGGCGGTGTAGAGCAGGCCAGCGGCGTCGCAGTAGACCTTACCCTTGTAGGCGGGGGTCTGTGCGGAGTCGCGGGCGACGAAGATGCGGCCGGACTGGAGCACGTCCATCGGCTCGTTGGCGGGTGCCTCGCTGTTGATGGTCGAGAGGCTGGAGCTCTGCACGTCGGTCGAGCGTGCGAGGACGCCCACGAAGCTGTCGGCCATGGAGGTCGAGAGGCTGCGGGTCGAGGTGAGCGAGCTGAGCGTGGTGCCGCCGTCGCTCATGCTGTAGTCGGCCACGAAGGACGCACCAGCAACCTCGGCGGTAAGCACGAGTTCATCAGATCCGCCCGCCGATGCAACCACCGTGTTGGCGGGCATCATCAGGTTGACCTCGGCCAGCATGGCAGCCGTGGAAGCCGTCTTGCTGGTGGCCTGCGCGAGCACCGGGGTACTGTAGCGCTGGCCGTCGATCTCAATGGAGACCTGCCACGTTGAGGTGCTGTTGTAGGTGTAGGCGAGGGTGTCGACCTGCGCGGTGTAGCTGGCGGGCAGTCCACCGATCAGGTTGTGGCCGTTGCTCGAGCGCGTGCCGCCGGAGAAGATGGCGCGACCGTGAGCGATGGCAGACACGCCGACTGCGGCCGTGGTTGCGGCCCACGACAGCTGTGCATCATCCTCGGACACGGTGAACACGTCGCCAGCGATGCGGCCGGTGAGGATCACGGTGTTCGTGGAGCTCGTCGCGAGCACGTAGGCGCTGGCGAACGGGTCGGCCACGATGGCGGCGGCGATTGCAGTGGCGACCGTGGTCGTGGTCTGGCTGGTGCCGACGGTGACCGACACGGTGTTGCCGTTGATGATCACGCTGTAGGTCTTGGAGTCCGTGGCCCCCGAGACGGTGAGCGTGGACACCTGCGCGACGCTGCCCTGCGAGTTGAGCACGGTGGTGAAGTCGAGCGAAGTGCTCAGTCCTTCAAGCTGACCGAGAGCGGCCAGAATGGAGTAGCGAGAGGCGCGCTGCTGGGGCGCACCGAGTCCAAAGTTGGTGGTCATGCGGTCTCCTTGCCGGTTTCACGGGCGGCGTTCTTGGCGTAGATGTCGGGCTCAGCGTCCTTCTTGGGCGTGGGCTTGGGGTCGATGGCGAGGCCGTCGAAACGGGCATCGGTACCGAACTTGCCGAGGGCCAACACGAAGCCGTCCACATGCTCAGCGGTGATCTCGGCGGCCTTGGCGATGGACTCACGCAGATCGGCGTTGCTCCCCTCGGCGTCGATCTTGAGCGCGGCACATGCCTTCTCAAGCGGCGCACGGGCAGCGATGTAGGCCTGCGCAATGGCGGCCTCATCCACGGCATCCAGCTTGGCGCGGAGGTCCTTGACCTCTGCCTCGGCTGCATCGGCGCGGAGCTGCTCGGCACGCTTCTCGCCAATGGCGGTAGCGAGCTCGCTGGCGTCGGCGTCGTTCTTGGTGTCGGGGCTGTCGAGGATAGCCTTAGCTGCCTCATCGGCCTTTTCTTGCGGCAAGCCTGCACTGAGCAGGAGCGCCACGATCTCGTCGAGGCGCATAGGCCCCTCCTTGTCGGGTGTGGTGGTCGGTGCGGCATCATCAACCACCATGGTGGCCTCATCTGCCCGTAGTGATGCGGGCGAGCCATGACGGCCACGCTCCACGATCGCGAGGTGGTTGTACCGGCGATTCTTCTGCTCGGCGTCGTAGGGGCCGAACTGAGGGTGCGTGCCAGCGGTGGGCAGCACGTCGCAGGTGTAGCCGAGGGATAGCTGGTGGGTCCCAGCGTCGACGGCCTGCACTGCATCGCCACGACGAACAGCGACGCGAACGCGGATGTACCCGCGTTCCTCGACTTCCAGATCGCCGTCGATGTCTCCCACGCCGTACTCGCCCACGTTGGACGCGTCGACCATGACGGTAGGGTGCCCGAGCGTGACAGGCTTGCGGCCCAGCGAGACGAGACTGTCACGCTCAGACAGGGTGTCAGCAGTCACGAGCTCACGGATAGTGGAGCCGTCTGCCGTCACGTAGGTGTAGACGCCCGGACGTGCCGCGTACCCCTCGGCTAGCAGGTAGCCCTCGGGGGTGCGGACGGGGCGCAGTAGCTCGGCGCGATCTGTACGGACGGCCATTCAGCGACTCCACAGGGTGAGCATACGCGACTGTATCCCAGCGCGCAACAATCCGCAGATCCGGCGTCGATTGTTCACTCTTGGAACCTCGGCACGTTCTCGCGAGTAGGTGACGCCTTGCTGCCCTGCCGTGCCCAGTCGGGGAGGGTTGGGCGCGCAATGCAGCGGCAGGCGAAATCTTGCCCCGGATGACCCGTGGGCGGTGGCTCTTGCCATGAGAACGCCTGCCCCTGATTCTGCCGATGGGTCTCGCGCACTCGCTGGTCCCGCGACGTCTCCCAGGTGTACGACGTGATGCCGACGTCCTTCTGCTGGGCCTCGGTGATCTGCCCGTTCAGCTTGGCCAACTCGGTCCGAGCAATGAGGTTAGCCCTCGACCTCGCGACGCCGTACCGATCTGCGAGGATGCCGCTCAACGTGTCGACCGTCTGACCCCTCGCCTGTGCCGTCTGGATGTAGTCGGCGACCTCGGAGAAGTACTTGTTGGGGATGCTGTTCGGGTCACCGGTCGCGCCAATCAGCATCGCGTTGAGGTCGGTCCAGTCGTTGATGACGTCGCGCTGAATGCCACCGAACGCGGCAACCGTGGGGAAGCTCGGGGCCACCTTCGCGCCTAGCTGCTGCTCCATCGCTCGCAGGGCATAGCGGGCCGTCTGCTCGGCGGTGCGGTCGAGGCTGGCGAGCACCTTGGACCGCGCTTCCTCTTCCATCTGCTCGGCGATGTACTGCGCCGCAATGAGGCCCACTAGACCGTCAATGCCGGGCGGGATGAGCGGGTCTACTTCATCCATCCGGATGTTCTGCTGTGCGAGCGCGTGCCGAAGATGCTTCACGAGGTAGCGGTGAGCTCGCAGCGCCACGCCTCGCAGCGTCTGCGCGTAGCTCTTCTCGATCGCCACCGGGTATCCGAGCGGGACGGTGGTGAGTTGCTCGGAGAGGGGCGCGCTCACGATGCGTCCACGTTCCTGTGCTCGATCAGCGAGAACCGGCCGTTTACCGTGGTGCCGGTGCGCGTACTGACCGCCTCCAACCAGAATACGGCACCGTCTCCAATCGGGAACGGTAGCGGTGGGGTCAACTCAACCCCGCCGTTGAAGGTCGTGTTGATGAGTTGGCGGAAGACCTCATACTTGGCGTTGCTCACGGCCGAATAGACCCAACCCTTGACGGTTACGATCGGCTCGGTCCCGTTTCCGAATCGGGCCACGTTGACGGTGATCCACTCCGCGAGCGCCTGTGATCCCTCCTGCACATGGAAGATGCACTGCTGCGTGGTTCCAGAGCCGGCCGGCAGTTGGCCTTGGATTGTCGCGTCGGTCGTTGCTGTCGCCGTGATGGTGCCGGCGTTGACCTTCCCGCTACCCGCGAGAGCCACCGCGATCCGGTTGATGCCCAGCCACGTCTCAGCGGTGACCACGGGGGTCGTGCCGGCCGGAGTGACCACAACGACCTGCTCGCGCCGGTTCGCGTCGACGCCGTACACCACCAGAGACTGCGCACCGGTTCCGCCCGATGCGTCATCCGTGCTCGTGCTCACGATGGATAGCGTGCGCGCCGTGGTCATCGGGGAGTAGGACCCACCCCAGGAGGCGAGCAATTCGGCGGTCGTGCCTACATCTTCGTTGTAGCCGAATTTGTTCCACAGGGCGGACCCCTGACGCAACCCTAGCGACACCTCGGCCTTGAAGTCTGTTGGCCTCACGCTGATGCTGTCGAAGTCCTGCGACAGCGTGCTGTCAAGCGGCGCGTTTAGGTCGGCCTTCTCTCCCAGCGTGGTTTGCAGCCTGAGGTACGTCTGGTCGCTGGCCGACGTGTTCGTGAAGACCACTCGGACATACGCGCGAGTGATGGTGAATCGGTGCGGCGGGTCGATCTGGGCGGTGCGGTAGTAGCGGGTCAGCGTGCTGTCTACGTTCACCCCGTCCGGCGAGAACTGCGCCGAGTAGCTGCCGTTCTGGTCGGTCTTGACCGCGATCACGACAGAATCGTAGAGCGTCGCGTCTACCCACTCACCCGTGAACGTCGCGCCCGCAGCCAGCGGCGCCGCGGTGCTGTTCTGGCTGTTGATGGTGTTCGGCGTCGCGCCTGAAGACTGACCTGAGGACGCGGACGGGCTAGCGGGCATCAATCACCTCAGGACGGGAATGCAACGGGGTCTAGTAGACGATACTTCATCTCTAGCACCATGCTGTAAGAGCCGCTAGGAGCCGCGTCGTAGCGAGAATACAGACCCACCGAGATGAACTGATCAGCCGGATCAATGTCCGCCGATGATCCGGTGGTGGCGTCCGCGAACAGCAGCGAACCGTCGGAGTAGTAGGCGCACAGATTGATCACCGGCGTGCGAGACTGCGAGCTGTCATCCATCCGCGACGTGCTGCCGAAGATCAGGCCGACATTGGTGTAGTCTACGGGCCAATCGAACTCATCGCGCACGACCTCGGACAAGAACCGCATGTCGATGCTGCGGGCGTTGCCTGCACCGCCGCCCTCGAGCGCAGCAGCCATGACGCAGCCGCCCGTGGTGCTGCCGATGTTGGCCTGTCCGGTGTCTCCGTAGATGCTCCCGACAGCAGGACCCACACCCCAACCCGTGGGCACCGATGCGCTGATGATCTCGATCGAGATCTCGATGGTCTGCCCGTTCGCGAGTGTGGACGTGAACAGATCGCCCGGCTCGAACTGTAGCTGCGGCATCTCTTCGTAGCCGTCGACCACGGTAGACACGTCGGTCCACGTGATCGTCCATCGTCCGGGGTCGCCTTCGGTCCAAGACAGCGTGTCAAATGCGCTACTATTGACGATCTCGGGGACGCTTCCGTTCCACCCGGCAGACAGCGCGAAGGTGAGCGGCGCCCAGTCCTGCACTACGCGCGGGTCATCTCCCCCACCGGTCGACGGCACCGTGGGAACGGTCGGCCCCGGTGCTCCTGCTGGCACCACAGGCATCACGCACCCCGGATGATGATGGTGGAGTGAATCACGTTGTTGGTGCCCGAGTCGGGCGTGGCTCTCCAGAACATGCGGCCGCTCTGTAGTGCCTCGTAGGCGTACTGAGCAGCGTCCGCGATCTCGGCAGCAGCGGTCGTGCCGGCGCTCTCGAAGATGGAGTCACTGAACGCCGCACCGGTCGCGCTGTAGGCTGACGGCAACACCGTGGTGGCGTCTCCGCTGATCTTGGTGCTCTTCACCAGCAGCACCTCACCAGCCAGCGGAATCACGATCGGATTATCGTCGCCACCCGCCTCGGATGCTGCGGCCACGTCGACCTCAACCAGCTTGATGATCGTCAGGTCGCCGTACTGTCGCACGGTCGCGGTGTAGTCGTAGGCCATTGGTCAGGCTCCGAGGTCTGGGGATAGGTCTTCTTCGGTCTCGGCGGGCTCGCTGAGCGGGTCCGGTGTCCATTCGATGCCGGCACCGGAGCCAAAGCGACCCTCGCCGATCTGCTCAGCGGTGAGCACTCCGAGCGCGTGGTACGTCGCATCGGCTTGCGATTCCTTGGTGCCAATCTCGGCAAGCTCAGCACGGGTCGGCTCGTCCACGGGCGGCACTTCGATGGTCACCGACGCGCCGGGTGGCAGCATGGTCTCGGCGATCTGCATCATCGCGGGCACAAGTCGGTCCTGCGCCTCTTGCGCGACAGTGGCGGCCCACGATCGGGCGGCGCTCTTGTCGTCGGTGCTCATGCCGCCGGGTGCTTGACCCCAGAAGATCGTTGCAGGGCACGGAACCAGGGAGCTGATCTGCGTCTGCGCGGACTGGTCGATGTCCTTCCAGCCCGACCACGTCTTCTGGATCGACTCGTACTTCTCATCCTTGCCGAGCAGGATGATGCTCATGTAGCTACGGGCTTTCGCGAGGTAGCTCATCCGTTCCATGAAGCCCGACCCCTGCGGCCCGGAGCTCTTCGCGTCGAGCATCGGAGAGCTCACCACCGTCATCGACGCCTCTTGAACCATCGCATCACGGGCGGAGTCCATGCCCTCTTTGCCAGCGATGGCGGTCCAGATGCCTTCTACCACGCTGTCGTCGTGACCCTTGGTCGTGTAGCGCTTGCTCGGTGGCGATAGCTTGCCGGGAATGTACACGAGGCGAGAATGGTGCACGATGGCGCCCGCGAGAGAGCCGCCACCTGGGCCGCTCGGGCTCACGGTGTAGGTCTCTGGCTCACGGTAGCGGGGGAGCTCGATCCGACTCTGGTAGGTGAGCGGGTCGACCTCGGAACCGTCTAGCACCGTCAACGCGGTGATCTTGGCGGGGCGCTTGAGTGGCTTGGCAAGGTCTTCGGAGTCGGTGCTCGCAAGGAACACGTACCCGCCGCCCACCAGCCGCCCCATCTTCCACGCACGGCGCACGGCCTTGAGCGCTTGCAGGTCGTTGAGCTCCTGCTCTAGCACCTGCTCATCATCAACCATCACGGTCACCGGTCGACGGGTCGCGTAGTCGGGGATGATGTCGACGATGCGCGCCGTGAGCCCGCTGATCGCGTAGAGCCGCAGCAACTCCTCATCGGTGCGTTCTTCTCGCAGCAGGTTGACGCTGTACGAAGCGCCCTTGTCGACGCCCGCGTACCCGCCGCCGGTCATCTGGTTGGCGATGCTGGCACCGTCTGCGCGTGGCACCGGTTCGGGCTGCAATGCCGAGTCCAGCCGCCTCTCAGCGTACGAGAGTGCAGACACAGCGAGGCTACGGGTGCGCGGGAGAATCGGCATAGCTGGGAGCGTAGCACATCAGGAAACAGTGCGCCTATGTGTGGGGCGATTGTTCACCTGCGTGCATCACCACGAGTCCATGAACCCGAACGCCGACTTGACCGCATCGACGCCGGTCTGCTCTTCGGATGTCCACCGTGCGAGCGCCTGGGTCACACAGTCCACTTGGTCGTCATTCTTGCCAGCTGGGAACGCGAGCATCTCGGGCTCGAGGTCTTCGGCGACCCACGAGGCCTGAGGATGGTGGACGTTCCCAGCCTCGTAGCACCACGACACCGCGTGAGCTCGCACTTCCTTGCCGCCTTCGGGATTGACCGGAATCATGCCGGGGACCTTGTCGTGGAGCAGCGCCATCACGGCCGGTCCGTTGGCCTTGTCTTCCACGAGCACGCCGTTGACGTAGGAGTGCCGCTGCCTGAACTGGAGCAGCGCCGTCACCGTCTCGGGGAACGTCATCGTTCCGCGCACCTGCCCGAGCAGGTAGTAGTCGGCACCGATGCGGCCCCATGCTTGCATGACGACCGGATCGGAATCGTCTTTGCCCTTGAAGGCACAGTCAACGCTGATGAGGCTGTCGTCCCACTGTGTCGACCACGGGTTGAGCGTGTGCGTGCGGAACCACTCGCGCTTGAAGATTGCGCCGGCATCGGGGGATGGTCGCTGCTGGTAGAGCGCCTCCCACACGCGGGAGCCTACTGCGCGCTTGATCTTGTCGAGTTGCTCGATGGGGTAGCGGTCGGGGTGCAGTGCCTCGCCGGGTTGCCTCCAGTCGTAGTCGGGCGGCTCATCCCATGCGACGGCGGGCAGGATGAGTTGCTGCCACTGGTCGCCACCGTTCTTCGCCTCTTCTAGCAGGCGGCCAGTGAGGTCGTCGTGGTGCCACCGAGTAGCCATGACGATCACGCCGCCACCGGGGGCAAGGCGGGTGTAGAGCGTCGACCGGTACCAGTCCCAAATGTCGTCGCGCCTGTTCTTGCTGAGCGCCTCTTTCCAGTCTTTGATCGGGTCGTCAACGATGATGAGGTGGCCACCCTGACCGGTGACGCCCGTGCCGACGCCGACGCCCTTGTACTGCCCGCCGCCCTTGATGCCCCACTCTTGCACTGTGGCAGGCTCACCGGGTTGCAGGTGCGGCCACAGGTCGGTGGCCTCGATGGCGACTGCGCGAGCGCTGCGGCTGTTCTTGTTCGCGAGGTCTTGCGAGTAGCTGGCGCAGATCACCTCGTGACCCGGGTTCAGCCCCAAGTGCCAGTTGGGGTAGCGCTTGCTGACGATCTCGGATTTGCCAGCACGGGGCATCGTGGAGACCATGAGGCGCGGGGATTCGCCACGCTCCACGGCTGCGGTGAAGTCTTGCAGGGTCTCGCATAGCAGTCTGTGGAATCGGCCAGCCTGGTACCCGGGAACGCGCCGCCGAACGAACTCGAGCAGGTCTTTCCGCTGGAGCTCGCGCCGCAGCTCCTGCCGAATCGCCTGCGCTCTGGTGAGTCTCTTTGCGTTCATCGTGCCGTCATGCTAGCGTGTCCGTGGCTGCCATCGTGCATCCTCCGTGAAAAATCCCAGCCGCCAGCATCCTCTCGGGGGTGCTGGCGGTCTGGGTTTGGGGTCAACGGCTCCATTCGATCTCGCGGGTGTCGGTGCCTCGGTGACGCCCATTCGCCCATTGGTACTGAGCAGTCTCGCGGACGTGCTTCGGCCACGGTCTCGGTACGATGGGGCGCATGGCGAACGGTCGCCGCTCACCCTGCATGATGTGCCGCCAGCGCTTGACGCCGCCACCGAACGACCACGGGAGGATGAGCGCGACGTGCTCGGCGATGGCTAGTGCTGCCCCAACGTGAGCGATCGCCGTGGTGCCACTGAACGGCGGATTCCCGATCGCGAGGTCCACCCGCCCGAGCGTTGGCGCAACCTCCACCCAGTCGCCCACAATGGCGCGGCCGCACATCGCTAGGCCCTTCGCTTCGGGGTCGAGGTCCACGCCGATGACCTGCGCCCGTGGCCAGTGTCGCCGGATGTGCGGGATGAACGAGCCGCCACCCACGGAGATCTCCACGATGGTTCGCGGTGCGTCCATGCGTGCGAGCCACCATGCGTCTACGGCGGCCACGAGTGAGGCGGCGCACGGGCCGGGTGTGTAGTAGCGGTCGAGCGGGTCTCGGGCTTCGGTGGCGGTCATGGGGTCACCTCCGAGCCGTCAGGCAATCGTACCCAGACCGTATCCGCGCCCATTCCCGCATACAGCAGCAGCATCGCCGGCAGCGCGATTGCAGACAACCCGATTCCGAGACATAGGGCGCCGCTCCATGGCCCGCCTATCGTGGCCATCCACAGCGCGGCCCACACGGTACCTAGCAGAGCCACGAACAGCAGCCCGTAGGCCACAGGCGCGTACACGCCTCGGTGTACAGGAACAATCATTGGGCCACCATCCCGTGCGCGGCCTTGAACAACTCGAGCGCGGCGGTCAGTGGGTCGGGGCCAGAGCGCTCCTCCGAGCAGCCAGGCCCGAACCACGCTTCGGCCTCGTAGCATCCATCGCCCATGTTGATGCACCAGCGCGCGTCCTCTGGGTTTATGGTCAGTGAGCCGAGCAGGCGCGTGGCCTCCGCGACGGTGGAGGTCGCGTCGCCATAGTCTGCCTGCTTGAGCGCCTCCCGGCACTCCGGCGTCATGCTCGCGAGCACGGCCTTTGCTGCGGGGGTCACAACGCCACCTCCGCCCCGAGCTCACGGGCCTTGGCGATGGCGTCCGCGCGGGTTCCGATGCCGGTGGCTAGGCACTTGCCGTCAACCGCGATCCACCAGTGCCCGCGCTCAAAGCGCTTTTCGCGCTCCCCACGGTCTGGGCCGAAGCAGGCCCCGCCAACGTTGGTCCCTCCGCGCTCCGCGTCCATCCAGTCGTCTCCGTCCTCCTTATCCGCGGGGTCGAAGAAACCCCACTCCCCCGACAGCACCACACCCTCAAGCGGCTGGGCCCTGGCTACATCCGCGACAAGACCTTCGATGTCGTGGCCGGACACGTGTAGGTCGCCCTTGGATGCCCACCAGCGTGCGAGCCGTGTGGTCGCTGCGGTGTCGTCCTTGACCACGAACCCGCGCGCCTCAAGGTCCGCAACCCGCGGGTCCTTGGCGGGCTTGGCTTGCCCGGCCCCTGCGATCAGCCTCTGCGCCAGGTCGTCACCGATCGTGTACCGCATCGAGTCCAAGGAGTCGTCTAGGCGCTTGGCCTGCTCGGCTTCGC